CTATAATAGTAGTCGAGGGAATGACAAAAAAGGTGACAAACGATTCACACTAACCAACTAAGATAAAACCCTTGACTATTTTATTATATTATGAAACGAGGTGAAATCATGGCAGAGGAAATCAAAGAGGAAGTTGTAGATACAGAAGCAACACCAGATGAACCAGTAGAGACTGTTGTCGAGCCAGTAGCCGAAACACCTACAGAAGAACCATCTGATATTCCAGATGTAACACCAGAACCATCAATGCTAGAAGTCATGGATTTATTGAAAGCTATTCAACAATCTATTGAAAGTCTAGCAACACCATCTATTCAAACAGCTGACACTGTAGAGGAAGAAACAGACTTAAGCGAGGAAATGGATGTGATCGGAGCTGATTCAGAACAAGGTGAACCAGTAGATGAAGATGCTGAAGAAATCGCTGAGTTATTAGACTTATAGGAGGTTACACTATGAAAGTGCAACAAATGTTAAAACCTAGCCAAAAATTGGCATTATTAAAACTAAAAAAGAAATTAAAGGAGAGTGCTAAGAAATGAGCGCAACAGAATTAGAACGTTCACACGAACCAAAAATGACAACGCCAGAAGCTGGTACTGATTCTAAATTCAGTATGAAACAACAACTTAATGCTTCTATGTCAATCGCACCACAATCACAAGATGAATACGAACAAAAATTACACAACCTAGGAGGAGAAGAATAATATGGCAACAACCAAGAAAGCGGCTGCCAACTTATTAGCGGCTGACGTAAAAACTGCCTTAGACAACTACAACCATGAATTTGGTGAAGCTTGGACTTTAGGCCAAAACTGGACTTCAGTAGGAACGCAATTCGAAACATTCATTAACAAATTCTTATTCCCTAAGCTTAATGAAACTCGTTTAATTCAAGTAGCTTTAGGTAACTCATTTGACTGGTTAGCTCAAGAAGTTGACTTCGTAGGTCAATACAGTGAGGAATATGTCATTAAGGATACTATTCCAACAAACATGGATTTATCGAAAGATGAAATGTTAATGTTGAAACGTAACTACCCTGACATGATTACTAAATTATATGGACCCGGAATCGTTCGTAAAGTTAAATTTACATTAAATAATAACGATGTTCGTCAAAACTGGTTAACATTAAAAGATGGTGTGAAATATGCTATTGCCGTTTACAAAAAGAAAATCTCTGATATTAACGTAGACGAAGAACGTCAAATCAAAGGCATGTTAGTAGACTATGCTGAGAACCAATTATCTGATTCTCAAAAAATCGAAGTAGATAACTTGGACGGTATGTTTGAACAAATCGCTGAACAAATGATGAACTTACAAACAAACCAAGACAAATACAACGAAGCACCTAAAGCTTCAGGTGGAGCTATCGGTCGTTATACCACAGTTTCTGATATGTCTAAATTGATGATTTTAACAACAACAAAAATTAAAGCTCGTTTACTTGACAGCAAACTCGCTAACACATACCATATCAACGGTATCGACTTCTCAGATCGTATTATTGCATTCCCTGACTTGGGTGGTGTATTCCGTGCGAAAGCTGATATCAAAGTAACTGAAGAAGTTGTAACAGCTCTTAAAGCTTTAGGAGATTATCAAGTAACAACAAATTCAACAATTCCTAAAGATGCAGTTGTAACATTTGACGTTACTAAGTATTTACCATCAGTAGCAGATCAATTCGAAGAAATCAAACCATCCAATGATTTGTGGGCTATGATTTTAGACGTTGACTCTATCGTTTACAACCGTTTCACTAAAGGAATGTTAAAAGCTCCATTTTATAACCCTGAATTTGATGAAGTGACTTACTGGATTCATTACTATTCAATGAAAGCAATCAGTCCTTTCTATAACAAAGTGTTAGTAAAAGGTAAAACAGCACCGGTAGAAACAGAAGGAACTGTATAACAAGGAGGTATTTAAATGTTCAACCCTCAATTTAACGATGGGTTGGAATCAGAGTTACGGTTAAAAGTAGCAGAACGGGTGACCACTCATAGAGATAGGTTCGCCCGTATTCTCTACAATCGTTACTTGGAGATTCTACCTACTATTATCACCTATGTAGATTTAAGCGACAAAAAGCTAGCGGTTGACTGGCTTAAAGTAGAAGTAGCCTTAAGAGGTGGTTATGATTGTATTATCGGTGAAACAAGAAGCGGTGCTATTCGTTTACTCGGTATTTCAACAAATAAACTAACAGTATCAGACCCAGCAAACTTTGTAATTTCTGACCCTTTAAACGGTAGAGATATTCAGTGGTTAGTATCAGAAGAACATCGGTTACCAATTATGAAAGAAATAACAGAAATTGACGATTGCCAAACTGGTAACTTTATTGTTCTAAGAAACAAGATTCTAAATTACACAAGTGATTATGAGATTGTCAAACATTACGCAATGGAGCTTGCTGAAATTGTTTGTTCTCGTTATAGTTTAAAAATGCAATCTAAAATCACAACATTCATTATAGGTGAACCAAACGACCAAACAGCTGAGCAAATCGTTGAATCACTATACAACGGGGCACCTTTCGTTAACATTACAGGTGCTTTCGATCCTGACGAACACATTCAAACGTTCGACGGTTCAAATATTTCAACTCTAATGACTGAACTAAAAAGAGAATACTCTAATGCATTAAATGAGCTTAATTCAATGATTGGTTTGAGTGGATTAGGAGTTGATAAAGAAAGTGGTGTTACAGAAAGTGAAAGCAATTCGGGTGAAGCTTATCAGACAGCTAACGGTAACGTTAACATTGAATCACGTAAAAACGGTTTGGATAAATTAAATAAACGTTATGGCGCTAAAGTTTACCCAGTTATGAATGATAAAATGGTAACAAAACTTACTATTTTAAATGAAAAGTTAGGTGGTGAACAACAAAATGGGTCTAATAACAATCTCCCTAATGGATATCCTACAAACGGAACTCCTGAAACAGGGGAAGAATGAGTTCTTCAATAATGGTGAGTATACAGGAGACAACAACAAATTTCGCTTCATTCAAAAAGCAATGCGATACGATGAAGATGTAGAAAAAATCACTACAGAAGTATTCTTTGCGGGCTACACTTTTCCAACTCCAGAAGTTGACAAATTCATTAAGAAAATGTTTATCAATAAGTTTTTAAACAGACAGATTGGTAGACAAACTGTTGAAGACTTTGCTTCTCAAGTTGTTTACACTTCATTATCCTACGAGCAAGAAATAGAGATACTTTATAAGAACTACGAAAACTTTGTTATTCACAATAATGAAACAGAATCAACAACTACAGGAACAGGAAGTAACGAAAGCTTATCAGAAAACAGAGATTTAAGAAGTACCTTACCTCAAGATAAAATCAATCTTGACTTAAATTCTTTTGAAATGGATTACGGTGACGAAAACAATATTGCAAAATCCGCTGACAAGTCAACAAACAACAATGAGCAAACAACAGTCACCAACAGTAAAAGTTATGATGCCAGTGCTTTAAAAGCTTTTTCAGGTGCTTGGGATAGATATTTAAAAGAATATGATAGACGTTGTTTCTTACAAACATGGTAAAGGAGAGAAAAATATGAATTTTACAAATTTCCCACATTCTAGCGGAATTTATCCAAGATACCAACACGGTGATTTTAACACCAATAGCGAATCTTACTATAAATACTTAGCTAGTTTAAACGAGCAATTAGATAATTTTGTTAAATTGTTAGAAAAACTTGACAAACGAGACCTTAATGTTGAAGATACAAACACAGTAGATTTAACAAAGTTAGGTGAGTGGAAACACGGTTTAAACCCTGAAGATAACATTGAACAAGTGATTAAGTTAAAAGCTGATGTTTTATTAAGTTCTAACATTGATTATACTCAATTACTTTCTATGGGTCGTCAACCACAGGTAAGAGAGCTTACAAACGCTATCAAGTCTTTACCTGATGGATTGTACTCAAAAGACCTAGAAGCTGTTATGAAAGAGTTAGATGGTAAAATAGCTGACTTAAACGAACGTGTCGACAATATCGACCCAGACGGAACTCTTGTAACAGTTGACGTAGACACAGAACAAATCACAAGTAAAGTACCCGTAGAATATCGAAACATTAATGTAGCAATTAACAGTGTAAACCCTACTAAGTTTAACATAGCGTTAATCACAGATTTACATTTATACCCAGAAAATAACTTTGTTCAAAAGTATAACAATTTCCGAGTACTTAAACAATTCAAGCGTTTGGAAAATGTTTGTGATGTTGCGGTACACAACGGAGATAACGTAGACAGCAACAGTGGGTCAATTGGTGAAGGTTTAGACACACAAATACCGTCAGATGTTAAGTATTCGGCACAAAAGAATATGTTACGTTTTGCAAATACAGCTTTAAGATATGGTAAAACTCCTAAGATCGGTGTTGTTGGTAATCATGATAAAGGCGGAGTGCCTTACAACTGGACTCAGGGACATGGAAGCCAAATGGTATTGAGTAAAGCAGAAATTGAAAAGACAATGGGATCTAAACTGTATGGAGGTATTCGATTCCCAGATAAAAAAATTGCCATGTTCTACTTATACACGGATGATTTCAGCGAAAAAACTGATGGTAATGGTAATTTCCAAGAGACAGACCATATTTACCAAGGAGGAGCTATTTCAAGTGCTCAATTATTAGCCTTAAGCCAGTTCATGAACACTGTTAAAACCGATGAACATTTCATTTTATTAGCTCACAGACCTATTACAGCTGAAACAGGTATTAAAACAATGTTAAATGGTGTTAACGTAGAGGAAGCACTAAACGCTTTTATAGACGGAGCTGATTACACGATCCCAGCCAATAGTTTAGTCGGAATCGACAACACAAGCAACCCAACAATCAAGTTTAACAATGCTACACGAGGTAAAGGGAACATGGTTGGAGTGTTTGTAGGTCACGTTCATTCTGAAATCGATTATGCGATCACTGAAACACGTAAATATAAAATGATTGCCTTCATTAATGCTTTTGGTAAAAAAGACCCTTGGCAAAAGGGAACAGACAAAGAGGGTAGTTTTTACGGTGTTGAAGTAGATACAACAGCGAGAAAAGTAATTTGTCGTGGTGTTGGTAACGGTACTGACTTTGTTAATTATACTTATTAGGAGGAGATACAATGGATTTAAAAGATATGAAAACACCTGAAGCGGTTGAGTGGTTATTAGAACAATGGGCTAGTCATAATGATGGAGATGAAAATCAAAACCATGCTTTAGCAACAGAGATGACAGCAGGTTTTATCGCACCAACAGACTTACAACAAGCAAGAGGTCATTTATTAAAAGATAACTACCTCGACCAAAAATATCCATCATTTTGGGATGTGCCATTCGGAAAATATGCAACTGTGTTTGGTGGTAATGGCGGCTGGCGCGATGTCCCACTACCAGATATTTTTACAGATTACGGGTATCTATGTGAGTTATATGTTACAGGTGAGCATGCCAACCGTAAAACATATTTCTTAGTTGAAACGAACAATGGTTCAATTTACTATATTCATTCATCTGCTAAAGGTGGTGGAGGTAACAACAACTCTAAAGAGTGGAAACGAATTGACCAAACAACAAAAATTGCTGAGGGTACTTTTGCTGTTGGTGATGTTATTCCTTTAAAAGTATCAACTAGACGGTTTAGACAACTAAAATTCGGAATTGCGTCAGATTATACAAACGAAGTAAAGCTTGTTGAATCTGTAGACAACCCAACTTTTCAATGGTCTAACTTAGTAAACGATCCAGCAGATAAAACAATGACAATGGGTGAATGTCGTTTCACAGGTGATAGTACACACACAAAACTAACATTTACAGCTTGTAAGAGTGTTACAGGTGGAGAAAATGGTTGGTTAGCTACTGGAACAGATACAGGTGTTAAAATTAAATGGATAGAGGGGATTTTCTAAGATGAAACTTTCAAAGATTACTTTATTTTACGACACACCAATGACAACGTTAAATGAAACGATTCATTTTGACACGAACGAAGAAAGAGAACGTTATTTCTTTATCACAAGTGGTTTTAAAAAAGTATCTTTTGAAGGTGATTTCAATCTTGTAAAGGATAGGCTTACTTTGCGTTTGCCTATTCCTTATGAGGATTGTGACGGTATCAATTACGGCCACTTTAAAGATGGTTTCACTGGAAAAGACTACTATTTCTATGTAATGACCACTCAATACGCAAATGAAAAAGTAACAATGTTTCAAATTGTTGTTGACGTTTTAATGACCTTTACACAAGGAAAAGTATTAACTGGTATTTCGAATGTTACGGTTAACCGTCAACATTTACCAGAAAATATGTATCAAAGACGTTTAATAGAAATTAAAACAAATAGTGATATTTTGCAAGCAACATCTAAACAGTATGTATATCAAAAAAACTATAAATTTAAAGATTTGGTTGTTCTTATTCGTTCTAGTGTTGACTTATCGGCTGACTTTGGTAGTTTAGAAAAACCAATTATTAAATTACCAAAAGGAGGTTCATATGATAAAATTGTCAGCCCCGTAGGTTTGTATATGGTAGAATCTAAAAACTTCCAAAAATTTTCTATTGCTTTGAGAGATTATCCATGGATTGGTCAAAACATTAGTGATATTACTTTATTACCTAAAGAAATGATTGACTTAACTAAATTGTTAAAAGTAAAACTAAACAACGAAGATTTTGACACTCTTTATCAACTGCCAGACGGTGGCTTGTCGATGGAGGGGAATTTAATTTCTATGAACACCAGAAAATCAGATTTGATGTATGTTTTGAAAGTTCCATCTAATGAAGAACACATTTTTAGAGCCGGATATTACACCTGTGAGGTTTATAACTGGGCGGGTGAATCTTTAAACTTAGACTTAGCACAAATACCAGATGCGGGGCTTCAATTTGGAATGCGCCAATCGATTGGTTTTCATAATGAAATGAGGATTTTTGTAAGATATTGGCAAGCTAGCAGTGAAGAAGAAAGAGGTGTTCCAACTGGAACATTCTTAAATAATTCACTAACTTATAACAACTTCACACAAGTTCCATTGTTAATTGACAATTATAAATTATCACTTGCTAACAACGCTAATACAATAGCCTATAACAACTCACAAACGACTACAGGTCGTGTCAAAAACATTGGTAAGAACTTAGCAGACCCTAACCAATCGATATTAGAAAAAGCTACTAATATATTCACTGATGCTTATTCGCTTATGGGTGGTGGTTTATCACTAACTAACATCGGTAGTAAAATTGCTAGTGATACGGAATACTACCGCAAACAACGTGCTGAATTTGCTGACTTAGCTCTAAGTTCACCAAGCTTAACAACAAGCAACGGAGGGCAAGCCTTTAATATTAAAAATGATATATTCGGTTTTACTGTTAAGTTTTCGGCTCCCAGTGAAGCAGAAGTAAAAAAAATAAGAAAATATTACAGCATGATGGGTTTTGAGTTTAACGAAAAAGGTGTTGTAGAGGATATTCATTCCATGACGATCTGTAACTATTTACAAATTGATGGCCAGTTTAAAATTAATGGTATCCCTACGCAATACATGGAACAATTAAAAGCTTTATTAATGGCTGGTGTTCGTTTTTGGCATTTTAACAATAAACAGAACCCATTTACACAAAACCCACTAGAAAACAAAAGGAGAAACGTTTAATGCAACAAATTACATTTATTACTTTATTAGATGCTATTAACTTTTTAGCTCATGATTATTGGTTCTTAGTAATCAGTACCTTAATTTTAGGAGATATGTTTACTGGTTATACAAAAGCATTTGTAACGAAGAAAGCTAACTCTACTATTGGCTTAGCTGGTATGATGAAACACATGTCAGTATTTGCAACGATTGTTGTGACAAGCATTTTTTGCCACTTAGGAGGTGTTGACTTTTTAGGTTATAGTTTATTATTCTTCTTTGGGGCTACCTATGGAATTTCAATTTTTGAAAACCTAACAGAGATGGGTGTTACTTTACCTAAATGGTTAAAATCAGCTTTAGAAAAGGTACAAAATGATTATGATAATAATCCGAAGGGAGGTGAATAAATGGAAACCTACTCAAAATTAACAACTAGCGTAAACCCTAATGCAATGTATTGCGAACCTAGACAAGGTAGGATTGAGTTCATTGTTATACATCACAACGCCACAACTAATAAAGATGTTGCGATGTCAACTTGGTATACAACTACAGGAAATTGGACTTCAGCTCACTATGAAATTACAGATAATGAAATTATCGGTTGTGTTGGCGAAAACTATACCGCTTATCACGCTGGTGGAACAGGTGGTAGTGACGTTCCAACTATTCCTAATGTAAATCATCGATCTATTGGATTAGAGCACGTAAACAGCTCAGGAGCCCCCTCATGGAGCGTTAGCGACGATACACTTAGAAATAGTGCTAAATTAATCGCAGACATTTGCCAACGTTACGGTTTACCTATTAATAGAAACACCATTAAAGCTCACAATGAAGTCACAGCAACAGCATGCCCCGGAGGTATCAACGTAGACAAACTTGTGAGAATGGCTCAAGATGCTGCCAACGGAAAACAACCAGAACCACCAAAACCACCATTACCAAAACCACAGAAAGAGGATGATAAAATGTTTATTTATATGAAAAAACAAAAGAATGGAAATACTGAACAATGGTTTGTGTGCGGAAATAAACGCATGTATCTACCAACAATGACTTATGTAAATGAAGCTAACGCATTAATTAAACGTTACGGAGGATCAACGAACCAAACTGTTTACAATCATGATAACTTTGGTTTAAAAATGATTGAGAAAGCTTATACGGAAGTTAAAGTATAAAAAGAAGCCCTAGGATTAACCTAGGGTTTTTTCTTCATATTCTTTTAAACGTTTTAAATACTCTAAAGCTTTATTTAAATCCTCTAATTGGTTTTTGTTTTCATACCTCATTGTGTATTTAATGATGTTTGATTTCATAGCTCCTCTAAATTGTTCTAAGGTCATTGTTTGATACCACATTTCTATCAAGTCTTCTTTACCTTGTTTGTAATGATTAGGTTTTACGTTGTTAGGTTCCTTCTTCTTTTTACAAAAATTTTCGTGTCCAAGAAATCTTTTTAATTCACTGAACCCTTCACCACAATATTGACATTTAAGATAAACTAATTCTTTCATGTTATTTATTCCTCCTATACCACATTTTTCTCTCATTTAAGAACTTAATAATACCAAGGCTTAAGCCTCCCCCCTACCGGTGGGGGAGAGGTATACCAATTTATTTTCTAATTGTTTTCTAATTATCTGTAACCCAAGCTCCTAAGAAGCCACTCCCTGATGACACCATCCAACTGGCGCAATCTGCTAAAACGATAGGGCCTCCTAATCCATGAGATGTCCAATTTTGTTGTAAGGTCATAGCGAAATCTCCCGCTTTAACACCTACATGCCCAGCACCTGAATTTGTAAACCATACAATGGCTCCATTAGGTAAAGTGTTCCAAATGTCACGAGAAGCATTATCATCATTAGGGTTCCCGTTTACTTTATACCATCCAGAAGGTACAGGGTTGTTCCAAATGTTTTTTGCGTAATCTCCAGAGGTGTCTAAACCTAAACCGAACACTTTTGTATTTAACCAACTAATTAAATCTACACATTGTGCGCCGTAATAACCATCGGTATCGAATGCTTGACCTTGGTTTTGATTACACCAATCATATATTTTTTTCATTGTTTTGGAATCTTTACCCCCATCAATGCTTGGGGGGTTTGGATCTTCTTTTGGAGGATTCGTTTGAGCTCCATCATCAGTGATTAAACCTAAATCACTAGCATTCAACATGTCAGAAAGTTTCTTTTTAAATGATGAGGTATAACTAATCTTGTAACTATTGTTAAAAGTTCTTTCTATTGTCACGTCGTCATTATAGCTTAGTAACGGGCTACCTTGTATTGTTTGATTATCTAAAGCTTTATTTATTTCATCTAGTATTTTATCAATAGCTTTCTGAATGTCTGGTTTTGGTTTTGGTTTATTTCCTGACTCGTTAGGGTCTCCTTTAGGTGTATCTGGGTTAGGTTTTGCCGTGCTCCCTTCTTTAAAAGGGTCTGCTCCAAAAGACTTAATAATATCAATTAATTGGTCGTATGGGTTACCAAAATATACAGCTGGAGGTGCGGCTCCTTGATTAGCTAAACACCATTGTGATCCAAAAATCCACGCATTACCAGCCATTGTAGACGGGATGAAATAAGAACCTATAGAACCATCAGGAACAGCGTTATACACTTTCATAGTCAAACCCTCCTCATCTTCTGTGTAGGCTCCACCAACTTCTGGTGCACTTATAGCGGGAGGAAAATGTCGGTCAAATGTTGTTTTTATATAAGCAATATCATCTATCATACACCCCATACCAGTATTACTTGTATCACTCATGTAATGGTTTACCCAGTTACCAGCTCCACCACCTTCGGAAACGGTAGTCATTAGAAATACTAACGACCCCCCAAACTCTTGTTTCAATTTTGGGATATAATCAGAAAGTAAATTTGCTTTTGTTACACCATATGAATTTATAACAGGTCTAGCACCCTGTTGAATCATAAACCACTGTGCAATTGTTTCATCGCTAACACCGAAGTCATATCCAAATGGTTGACTTAGAAACGCCTGATATTGTTCCGTTGTATAAGTTTTGTAACTAGGCATTAGCAACACCCTTTCTTATTTCAGCCTTAGTACCAACTTTACGCCATTGGTAACCACGGTATTCTAATTTTTCATTATTAGCCACACATTCAACTAGTTTTGGGTTAAATCCAGCCGTTTTAAGCTCTCCATGTCCTAAGAATGATACTTTATATCCATCAGGTCTCAAAGCTTCGTAAACGTTAGATATGGAGTAAATAACGTTATTTCTAGCTGATATCCATTCAAGATTAGATACATGGTTATTATCTTTATTTTCATCAATATGGTTCACATATTCTAAATTTGACGGATTAGGAATAAAGGCTTGTGCTACCAACCGATGGATATAGAATTGTTTTGTATTACCATTGTTTGATAACATTACCTTTTTATATCCTTGATTATGACTACGTTCTTTTAATTTTCGATGTGTTTTAATATTTAATATCTCTCCGTTAATGTTTACGGCATAGTTGGGGAAATCTGGTATAATTTTCCATTCAACAATGTTCATTTTAATTCCTCCGATAGTTCTAAATATAGAAAATATAAAAATTCACTGTAATTCATATTTAAATTTTTAGCCATTTGTCTTTCTTTCATGACTGTAGGATTGTATACACCTTTATTACATAAATAAGCATTATTACCAACAACTTTATTAAATTCAATTTCATTTTCGATACATAATCTTTTTATAGCTCCCCAATACTCATTTAAAAATTCTTCTCTTGTTAGTTCCATTTAAATACCCCCCAATTCCTTTGTGATCATATTGTATAAGTCATGGCTTGTTTCTCTAAAACATTTATAAAATTCGATTCTAGCTCCTGTCATATCAGAAGCCATTACAATGAAAATATCAAATTCATTTGTTCTTTCGTTATATACCTGAATCTCATAATAGTTTAATTCCATTGGATTGGTACCTCCGTACATCTAACGAATTTTACATAAGGGTTAAAAGAAAACTGTTTCATCCATTTATGTGTAGCATCTCCTTGTGAATCAGCTTTATAACATTCTTCTTTTTCCTTTAAAGTACCATCGACATACACAATTAAATACTCTACTTTATAAATTCTTGGTTTTAAATTACACTCTTTTTCTCTTAGCATTATGCTTCTACCTCCGTTACTTTTCCATACATTTCTAATGTGCTTCTTTCAATACTTACAAATTTCACAAAACTTACTCTTGGATCTCTTGGTTTATAAAGATAAACATTGTAATTTAAATCAATAAAATATTGACCTTCTGCTTCTTCTCTTAAAAATGATAATAACATGATTAATTCCTCCCTTAACCTTATGAATAAATTATATAATATATATATCTAATTATCAATTAATTTTCAATTAGAATTTGGTTAATTTCTCGTGAATCTACAACTAAATCCCAAATATCTTTACTTGTTTCTTCATATTCATATTGCCAAAGATCTTTTATAGCTAGCGTACCTAAATCACTTTCTAAATAAAGAACATCACTATCATCTTCATCTTTCAATTCTTCTCTAGCTAAATCAATCATTTTACTAAATTCTTTTTCATCTTCTGGTAGATAAAATTCAGGGTAGGTGTTTCCTTCATCTAATTCAGTGACTGAATCATAAATAACAACAGTTCCTTCATGTGTGTAGATCCCCCGTTTATTTGCTACTTTAGCACCTTTTGAGAATTGTGTTTCTATAAATTTTTCGAAACTCATGTTATTATCAAAACTATCCAACGGTACTCCACCGCAACGAAATTGTATTTCATTTTCGGCATAATAAGCATATTTCTTGTGATTTAAAACATAGAACTTTTCAATTGTTTCGTGTTCAACATCCCAACTACCTAAATTTGCTGGGTGAAACATTTCTTTTGGCAGCTTGTTGAAACATTTTTTAATCATGTAAAGACTATCCGTATCACAATAAACAAACCACTTATCTATCTCTTTACCAGTTAAATATTTAAATGGTTGTGTTAAACGCCACAAAGCCCCACCAGTTGTAAAAACAGAAGTTAGAGCATTCCTTTCTGTATTATGAAAGGCGTTTCTTTCTAAATGTAGCTGATTATCTTCATCACGATAACCGATAGAATAAGTTGGTCTAAGAGCTGGTGCCCCGTAAATACCGTTTAAATTAACTTTTGAAATATCTATCTCTGGTTTTGTAAATACTCTTTCACTTGGTTTGTTTGTGAAAATAATTTTTGTTGGGTTGTTATCTTTAAATTCCACCAATGTTTTGGATTTTCCTTGTGTTTTTGTGTAGTAGAACTCAATTAATTTTTCGATCCCTCCAAAAGGTTTTACACTAAATTTATACCATTGCTCAACTGTTAATCGTTCAATATTTAAATTAAAATTCTCTTTCAACATTTTAAACGTCCAACTTGTTAAATAAACATCTTCATCTTCTACAGTTCTGAAATATTTTACTAACATTTGTCGACCAACTCTAGTATCTAATTGAGACATTATTCTATTGAAAGTCGTTTTCTTCACTCGATATAACATGAACTGTATATCTATCTCAGTGTTAATATCAACTGTTTCTTTTTCTTCACAGTAATCAATTAAAATATGAGGTAATGCAAATTCATACATGATAGATGGATAAGAGCTATTGATATCAAAACTTATCATTTCTTCTGTGATTAATGTAGCTAAATAGTCTTGGTTGTAAAAGTTTAACCCCCCTTTGTAAAATTTTTGAATGATTGTTGCGAAGTTTTCACCATTAACAGAATAATCACTATAGTTAATTGAATGAGTTTTTGTTTTAATACCCTCTTTAGTGATCACTTTACCTAAAATCTGGTATCTTGCTAAATTGTTGACAGTATAGGCGTTAATGATGTTTTGTGTTTTTGTTGCTTTTTTAAAATCAAACCCCATAAAAACACTAGAGAAATTCATCCTCAAACTTGAAAGAATAATTGTGTCGTTTTGAATGTAGGTCCATTCTTCTTCTGAAAGTTGATAGTAAAGATTCATAGCTACTTTTAAGGCTTTCTCATCTGACATATTTTCTTTATAATGATATTTTTCATAGTCAAACGTTGTTTTTAGTTGGTCTTTTGTTAGAAAACCACCAGCTTCTAACATAGTACCACAGACAGCTAAAGAACAACCTGTTTTCATAACTGTATCCTCAACTTCTATGATGACATCTCTAACTTTACCGGCAAAAGATAAATGGCTAATACCTTTTACCCTTTTTTCTAAAATATAATTATTTTCTTGCTCTTTTAACGACATGTGAGAAGCCACCTTTTGAGTGACTTCACTTTTTTCATCTTGCATGTTGTAATAATCAGCGTTGTAAACATCATGAATCATTTTAGCAATGAAATGGTTATCGAACTTGTTTCCGTTGTGTAAATACATTTTAAGACGTTTGTTGTTTGGCTCCCCTTTTTTCTTATTACAGTGTTTTGCATAATAATGATAAGCGTCAAAGAAATATCTGAAATCTGGAAAGGCTACGGTATAAATGACACCATTTTCATGCCAGCTAGCACAAAATGTAAACATTCTTGATTTCATTCTTTTAGGTGCATGTTTCTGCCAAACCATATTATAAGAAAATGTCTCAATGTCACAATCAAATTGGTGTATTTTACGCTGTTTTACATATCTTTCAAAATCTTCAAAGGTTGTGCCATCTAACCACTTAGCATGTTCTAGTAATGCATTCATGTGTAAAAACTCCTAACTGAAAAATCTTTTGTATATTGCCTTTAGTGTTTGCTCTTCGTAAACTTGTTTGTATTCCTTTTCAACTCTTTCTGGAACCGTTAAAGGATGTTGTACCCTATATTCACTAACACAACGCCAAATTTTCAATTGAATCAATTGAGGATCCCTTGTTAATAATGTTTTTGTGTAGGCATTATCATACCAATATTTTCCTTTTTCGTGATATTTGTAGTGACTTTCTTTATAATAGGTTTCTTTCAAGTAAGTAGCTTCAGGTTTAATGTCGGCGACTTCTGTACAGTAATCATATTCTTTAGAGTTAACCTTGTACGATAGTAAGGTCTCTTTTGTTACTAGATTAAACATTACTTTAAGAAATCCAGTTTCTAATTTAATGAAGAAATAATTGAATCCTCCTTGCCGTATTCTTGTTCTAACTGATTCACTTGCAATGTATGTGTTGTTAAAGTTAAAATCACCACTTTGAGCGGGGTTGTCTAAATGTTTTAATGCTCTGCTATTACGTTTGGCGTTTTGATTTTCGTTTCTAAACATTTCTAAATAAACAATGTCATAACATGCCCCTGTATTAATTGGATGTGTTTCTAACACGTTGTAAACATCTAATAAACCCATTAAAGGGCTAGCAAAGTTTTCTGGGTTTCCTAGTAAAAAAACTTTTGGAGTCCCAATGTAAGGAATTGGATCGTCCCATCTGTCTATTGATGTATAAATACGTGCGAAATGTAATTCTTCTTGTGGCACGTAGTCTGTTTCTAATGTGATAAACTCATCATAAACAATTATAGGAAACTTTTTTAGAAATGTTGAATAGTTTTTTAAATCTGTACTTTTATTAATATCTGCGATTGTTGCTATTACCTTTCCGTCATATTCTACATTTGTGTATGAATCTCCACGTTCAAAATCTAATAGTTTTACATCGAAATACGGCATAACGTCGAATATTTCCCAAAGTAACTCCATATACGATTGTCTCATTGTAAAATGTCGTACCAATAAACATATTTTTAAATTAAATTCGATTGATATAGATGCCAAACCTCCTAAATAGTTGAAGCTTTTACCATCGGTACGTGATGAAATTGAAACAATGTAATCAATGTCTTTATTTGTTAACATATCCAATCCAGCCGCTTGGTTAAAGTCTTTCGGGATATTTTCTTTTCTAAATTTATCAATAAACTGTAATAACTTTTCTTCTGGTGTTTTTTTAAAAGGATTCTTAACCATTGTAACCCTCCTGATAAGCTATAATTGAAAAGCGACGGTTTTTATCTTTCTTTGTTTGACTTTCAAATTTTTGAGCGTATTCTAAAACAACGAACATGAGATTTGGAATTGATGTAGCATTTTGGGCGATCTTATCACCGATGTATCGTTTTGTGCTGGCTAACTTGTGTTGGTTTACTTCTGAAAGACTCATAGAGAAGTAATTAATTAACGTGTCTAAAGCTCTTGACCATGTACCCTCTACTAGGTTCATTGCTTCATTTAACGAGATAGCTCCCATTTTAGGGAACCTGTCACCTCTCTGTTGTGTAACGTAGTGTAATCTGTCTAGTTTAGCTTGTGCTTCATCAGCAATGTCACCATATAATTGTTTATTAAAGGTGAATTTGTATTTTAGTTTACTCTTTGATTTCATTGATATACTCCTCTCTGTAGGTAACTGAAAAACCATTATTTATTTCTAATATTCTTAATATAAATTTATTGTAATTTCTTTGGAAGAACTCATATAATTCTATTTCATCTTTGAAATATTTCTCTTTGATTTCATATTCTATACAATAAATCCCTACTTCTTTTGTTTCTTCTTCTAGGTTCATTTTGTTTCCTCCTTATTTTTTAACTAACAAAACAACAATTACAATGCTTATTAAATATTTGAAGTTGTTAATCCCTACAAGTGTAAATACTCCTGATACCAAAGCAAATACTAAAGCGAAAAATAAAAGTGTGATACATACGGCTAACACATTCTCTAAAAATGTTAATTCTCTCATTGATCTTCCTCCTGATATATATATCATTTAATATTTAAAAGAAAAGGGAGCAAAGCTCCCAAGTTCTTAGAATGGTAGGTCATCGGCTGTGATGTCGATAACTTGTGGTTTTTGTTCTTGTTTCTTAGAAGCTTCAATAAACTCGAAACGGTCTACGATAACTTCTGTTGTATAGATTGTTTTACCTTCTTTGTTTTGATAGCTGCCAGTTTGAATGTGGCCTTGGATTAATACACGTTCACCTTTTTTAACATGTTTGCCTAAGTTTTCAGCTGTTTTGTTAAATGCAGTGATATTGATGAAGTCAACACCTTCTGTTGGTCGATTGATAGCCAATGATGTGCGAGCGATTAAGTTTCCTTTTTGAGAATATGTTCCGTCAAAGTCCTTTGTGATACGTCCTAATAATGTTACTGAATTCATAATAAAATTCTCCTCTACTGTTTAAATTATTTTGTAGTATCTTGACTACTCTTATATCTTATCAGTTATTGTTTATTTTGTCAATAGTTTTTTTGTAATTTCTTTGATTTCTTTTCTAATTTTTTCTAGGTATGTTTCGTTAACTTCTAATTCTTCTTTTAAATCTTCAATTTTCCAAATCGTTTTATTTTTTTGAACAATCTTTTCAGCAAAACGTAATACTAATTCTTCTTCTTCATATTCTGTAAGTTTTTGTATTTCTTCTACTTTTTTGATTTCGTGTTTACTGATTACGTTGCCAAAGTATTTATTACCAGCTCCCTTTTCACAAATTCTAACATTAAAACCCATAACTTCTGTTACAACCGCTGTATCACCAGCTTGGAATAAGTCACTCTTATTTTTATAAGCGTGTGAATTATTTTTTACTACCTCTACTAGATCTCCTACTTTAAATTCTTGCATGTTGTTTTCCTCCTTGATTAGTTCAAATTCTACTAAATCCCATTCTTTATTTAAACACCCCAATAGATATCTTGAGTATGCTTCATCACCATCTTCATCTTTAACTTCTAAAACACCTAGGTTGTTTAATTTAAGTTCATACATTTTTCCTGAAATCCAATGGTCTACCTCCGATTTTGTACAAAGTAATTTGTCCCCTAATTGTAAATCATTCTCAGTGTATTTCATTTTTGTTTTCCTCCTTAGATATATTCGATTTGGTATGGTAAAAATGGTACAACTTCGTCAAAATACTTGACATTGATAAAACCAAAACTTGAGCTAACAATTTCTAATTCTGTACCATATGCAATTCCTTTCTTTAAATCTTCTTGAGTTGGTTTGATAATTCTTACTTTCATGTTGTTCCCTCCTTAACTTTCTATACTAAGTATACAATATATATATCTTTTTGTCACTTATAATTTAATAAAAGTTTAGTAATAAATATATTAGATTTTCATGTGAAACACATTAGAAATGATTTGTCAAGAAATATTAGAATCGCATTAGAATTTGGGGAGGGGGGTCTCATTTTTGTG